CAAATATGGAATTAACACGGAGGATAACAATGACTCGAAACGTAATGGTGCTAACGTGTGGGACGCGTACACATCCCCCCGGGTGTGCACCTGCTCGTGTGAAGGCACCGCCGGGACCACCGCGCCCGATAAATATGCTGCAAATGAAATATAAGCCGTTTAGAAATAATAATGATGCTGCACTTGCTTATATCCAATGCTGATATAACCAAGACTTAATATATTTAATTAAGCTATTGGTAATATATTCCCAAATATGGAATTAACACGGAGGATAACAATGACTCGAAACGTAATGGTGCTAACGTGTGGGACGCGTACACATCCCCCCGGGTGTGCACCTGCTCGTGTGAAGGCACCGCCGGGACCACCGCGCCCAGTTAATACGAGCAAACGGAAGCAATAGTTTTTTTAGAATGGAAAATGAAAGGGACCTGGTAAATATATGGAAGGAAATTTGAAGTTTAGTGATTAACAACGCAAGAACAAGAACAAAACTCATAAAGCAAGCAAATGAAATTATAAAGATTGCAGAATCAAGTGGATTGCAATCAAATTATTTCTTCACTACCACGTTCCAACGATATCAAGTTCAGCTGGAAATCCTTTTAGAGTTAACAGAAAAGATGGAAGACGAAGGGATGCTGGTGACAAAGGAGTATGTGAAAGGGAGCAAGAACCTATATGTTAGTCCTGCCGTATCTGCGTTTAACAGAACAGCAGACTCTGCAAACAAGACGGTGATGGCTCTCATCAAAATCATCAAGGAATTTAACGTTGATGGTATGACTGATAATGAGGACTTGCTCTTAAAGACCATCAACGGAGAAGACGAGGATGAATGAAAGCGTACGATTTTTGCATTGAGAATATAGAGAAAGAGACGACTCCGAAGTACGTGAAGCTTCAAATGAAAGAGTTTTTGAGAGTTTGTGACGGCAAAGACGACAAGTACGTTATCAGCAAGAAAAAATTAAAACAACTAGAAAATATTTTGAAGCTGTTGATAATGCCAAAGGGATTGAAGGCGGGGGCAACCTTGTACGAAACCACTTGCAGTTATCAGTGGTTGTTTTATACTGCAATCTTTTGCACCGTTTATCGCGACAATCTTAATAAAAGAAGATATGAAACGGGGGTGTTGGAAATATGTAGGAAAAATTTCAAAACTTTTACAGTAGCGACAATATTCATTTTATTATTTCTAACAGAACCAAGTTTCTCTAAATTTTATTCAGTGGCGCCAGACGGGGCTCTTTCCCGAGAGATCAAAGAAGCAATATCAGAGACAATCAGATCTAGCCCTGTCGTATACGAATATAAGAATGTAAAACGTTTTAAAATTTTGAGAGACTATATTCTTTTTACTCCAACACAAACCAAATATATACCTCTTTCTTATTCAACTTCTCGAATGGACGGTAAGCTCCCCTCGGCATATGTAGCGGACGAGGTTGGGGCTTTGCCAATCTCTTATCCTATTCAGGCGATGAGATCAGGGCAGTTAAACATCCTTAACAAACTGGGGTTCATTATATCGACGAAGTATCCAACTATTGACAACCCATTTGAAGACGAAGTTAAGTACAGCAAAAAAGTTTTGGATGGTATTGTTAGAGACGATACAAGATTTTCTTTGTTATACGAACCTGACGAAACAAAAGGGTGGGAAACAAGCGATCTGATATTGAAACAAGCGAATCCTGTTGCGCTAGAGATTCCTGAAATTTGGGAAGATCTGTTGAAAAAGAGGGCGTACGCTGTTGCGATTGATAGCGCGCGTGAAAATTTCGTTTGCAAGCATTGCAACATTATTTATCAAGGGGCCGGAACTGAAACCTATGTAGATGTCACGGTGCTACAAGAATGCAAGGTAGCAAATATTGAATGGAACGGAAGAATAGTTTATGTGGGCTTAGACTTGTCGGAATCTATTGATAATACTTCGGTAGCAATGGTATCAGTTGACGATGACAATAACATTCTAGCTGCATCATTTGCTTTTATCCCCGAAGGAAGAATTAGAGAAAAGACCGCAAGTGAAAGAGTTAATTATAGGGAGCTGCTAAGAACTGAAAACGTTATAGCTTGTGGAGACCGTGTTATCGATTATTCGGTTGTAGAAGACTTTATTTTAAATTTAGAAAGCAAATATGGAGTTCAGATACAAGCTATAGGGTACGACAGATACAACGCCCTTTCGAGCGCACAGAAGCTGGAAAACGCAGGGTATAACGTTGTAGAGATAAGGCAGCACAGCTCTGTATTACACCCAGCAACAAAACGATTAAAGGAAAAGATTTTGGCCCATCAGTTTTTATATACGAATAATCCTTTGTTGGAAATTAATTTTCAAAATGCAAAATGTACGTATGATACTAATAAAAATTTATATGTGAACAAGAAAAGATCAAATGGCAAAGTGGACATGGTCGTAAGTCTAATAAATGCTTGTTATTTGTTAGAACAAGATTACTTTTTGAACATGGCGAATGATTTTACTATCCAAGTTTTTTAAAATTAAGTGAGGTGCCTAGTGTTAGAAGGAAAAATGGCCATATTAATTAGTTGTTTATGCTTGCCAAATATGTGGGGACATTCTCGAGGTACTGAATTATTAGCTGATTTTCGAAAAGTTAATATAGTATCTGGTAAAAAAGGCTCTAACAATGGAACTAAAATTATTAATTTTATACAGAGAAATAGAAAAAGAGATAATCTTCCTTTGGAGAATCTTGATTTAAATATGGAATATATGAGTTCTGATTCTGATGATGAAGATAATAAACAAAATAAATTTTATAGATCAGTTTCACATAACTTAAGGACTAGAAGAAAATCTCTTATTGATGAAAATAAATGCCAACATCATATATTAAGTCGATTGTATGAAGCGATAGAACCTATATATAAATCAAAAGTTTCTATTCCAACATCATACTCTTTTAAAATACCGTCTCCGTTTGGTACTTTAACTCTTGCTCTTAAAAAGTGTCAAAAAGATGACGCACATTCTTTTTGTTTGGGTAATGAAAGATTTTATCCATTCCAAACTTTTGTATCTCATGGAAAGCTTAAATCAGATTATAAATCTCTGGAAATTGAATTTAATAGTATGAATTTAAATAAACGAAAGATAGCTATAAAAATAATAGATGAATATTTAAATTTACAATGTCATGGCGATGACTTTAAAATTAAAAAGTATATATCAGGTAGTGGACAGAATGTTATAGAGTTTTCGTGTCAAAAATTAAGTGATTCTGAAGACAAAATATTCACAAAAAAAGAACTTTCATGTCTTCGAACATTAACAGCAATTATAGGATTCAGTGAACCTATTAGAATCCATGATGGAGGGAAAACAATGCGGGCGTTGATTAAATACAATGTTGAATTAATTCATGGATGATTGTAAATGCTTTTCTTGTCCTTTAAGTGATTGTGTTTCCCCTTGCCCGTTTGGTGTTGTCGATGAGGTAGATACTGATGAATATATTTTAGATCCTACGGTTTATAAGAAAAGACAAAAGCGAAGAGCTTGTTGTGAAAAATATAAAGAATATATGAGAGCATATAACAAAGCTTATCGTGAAGAGAACAAAGAAAAGATCAGCACATATCATAAAGCTTATTATGAAAAATATAAAGAACATATAAACGCATGTCGGAAAGCTTATTGTGAAGAGAATAAAGAAAAGATCAGCACATATAACAAAGCTTATCGTGAAAAGAACAAAGAAAAAATCAGCACATATCAGAAAACTTATCGTGAAGAGAACAAAGAAAAAATCAGCACATATCAGAAAGCTTATTATGAAAAGAATAAAGAAAAAATCAACGCATATAAAAAAGCTTACTATCAAGCATTAAAAGCTAGAAACAAACATGATTTGAAAGAAGGTGAGAAAATGAAAAAGGCTAATATTGGTTTGAAAATGTTTTAAAGAAAAATATAAATTGTTAGAAGGCAGATGATTTTGTGGAACGCCATGCTACTACTTTTGAAAAAGAATGTTTGTGTTTTAGATGCCCTCTTGAAGATTGTCGAACACCGTGCCCTTTTGGAGCGGACAAAGGTAAATGTATGGAAGATATCGATGAATATTTATTCAACAATTATGTTGAGATTAAAAGCCAAGGGGAGGATGAAAAAAAGAGAAAGAGGAGGATTGCCAACAAAAAATACTATTTAAAACGCAAAGGAATAAAAAACATAAAGCAATTTAACAAAGATATGTTTGGGGAAGAAGGTGAATGAATGAATTTTTGGGAAAAGTTAACGAATTATATTGCGGGTGGAACAATAAATAAAAGAGATAGTGAAGTTCAGATAACTCCTCCGGTTAGTGATGTGCTGCTTCAAGCATTATTAAACAATGAAGTGATAACCAGGGAAAAAGCATTGACTCTTCCTGCTGTTAGCGGCGCAGTGGATTTGATCGGGAACATGATAGCTTGCATGCCGGTCAAACTGTACAAATATGAGGAAGGGAGAGTAAAAGAGCAAGAAAACGATTCAAGAGTGAGACTACTCAATGGAGATACTGGGGACACTTTGGACTCCTTCCAATTGAAGAAAGCAATGGTAGAGGACTATTTGCTTGGAAAAGGTGGATATTGCTATATTCAAAGAAGAAGAAACGAAGTAGTGTCTCTTAGATACGTAGAAGAAATATATATAACCATTTTAAAAAACTTTAAACCTATTTTCAAAGACTATGTGATTCTAGTGATGGGCGAAGAATACAAACCGTATGAGTTCATAAAACTTTTAAGGAATACAAAGGATGGATCCACAGGAATAGGATTAACTCAAGAGTTGGGGAAAACACTGGAAACTGCATACGACACTCTTCTTTATCAGCTTTCTCTTGTTAAAAGCGGAGGAAACAAAAAAGGATTTTTAAAAGCGCAGAGAAGATTAGGGCAAGAGGAAATTAATACTCTTAAGAGAGCATGGAGAAACATGTATGCAAACAACAGTGAGAATGTTGTTGTTCTTAACAATGGGTTAGAATTTCAAGAAAGTTCGAACTCATCAGTAGAAATGCAATTAGATCAAAATAAAAACACCCTAGCAAATGAGATCAATAAAATCTTTCATATTTATGAAGATTTTGAGTTGACGTTTAAAGAAGCAATATATCCCATTGTAAAGGCATTTGAGACCGCTCTTAACAGAGATTTGCTTTTAGAAAAAGAAAAAGGATCATATTTCTTTGAATTTGATGTTAAAGAGATAATCAAAGCAAGTTTAAGAGAAAGATACGAAGCATACAAGCTTGCAAAGGAAACAGGATTCTTAACATTAAACGAAATTAGAAAATCAGAAAACTTAGAAGAAATAGAAGGTTTAAATATTATTAATGTTGGTTTAGGCGCAGTGTTATATTCAGCTGACACTCACACTTACTTTACACCTAATACAGCTACTACTACTGACATGGGGATGGAAAAAGTATTAGAAGATAAAGTTCTTGATACAGAATTTGAAGAAAGCGGCAATAGTTCCGATGCATAAGGAGGAATTAAATGATTAGTATTAATAATTGCATGCAGGATGGAGAAAACGAATACAAAGGGTTATCAACGGATACAAAACCTACTAATTGCGCTGTTAATTCCTTGTTTTTAGAACTAGATACAGGGGATTTTTATTATTTTAATGGGACAACCTGGGCAAAGGTGGGAGGATAATGGACTTTTATAGTAGGTTATTGGCGAACAATTTAGTGGGGGGCGGTAGCGCTGCAAAAGAAAATTTTAAATTAGCAGTAAGTGGGGATTTAACTACAGTAAATGCAAAAATGCTTGATGGCGTCACACGTATAGGCGAACATGCTTTTTATAGTTGTTCCTTAACCAGCGTAGAAATACCAAATAGTGTTACAAGGATTGAAGGCAGTGCTTTTGAAAATTGCACATCATTAACAAGCATAACGCTTCCCGACAGCCTTACAAGTATTGGGAATTATGCTTTTAGAATTTGTACCTCTTTAACAAGCATAGAAATTCCCGACAGTGTAACAAGTATTGGGAATTATGCTTTTGATAATTGCACATCATTAACAAGCGTAGAAATCTCAAATAGTCTTACAAGTATTGGAAATTATGCTTTTTCGTTTTGCGGATTAACAAGCGTAGAAATCCCAGGTAGTGTTACAAGCCTTGGGGATTATGCTTTTTATAATTGCACATCATTAACAAGCGTAACAATGCCAAACAGTGTTGCTAGCATTGGGATTTGTGCTTTTGAAAATTGCACATCATTAACAAACATAACGCTCCCCGAAAGTCTTACAAGTATTGAGTTTCGAACTTTTAAAGCGTGTGCTTCTTTAACAAGCATAGAAATCCCCAACGGTGTAACAAGTATTGGGTATCAGGCTTTTGATGTTTGCACATCATTAACAAGCGTAACAATTCCAAATAGTGTTACAAGTATTGGGGAGTTTGCTTTTTCGTTTTGCGGATTAACAAGCGTAGAAATTCCAAATAGTGTTACAAGTATTGAGTATCGAACTTTTAGAGGGTGTGCTTCTTTAACAAGCATAGAAATCCCCAACAGTGTAACAAGTATTGGGAATCAGGCTTTTAATATTTGCACATCATTAACAAGCGTAACAATTCCAAGTAGTGTAACAAGTATTGGGGATCAGGCTTTTCGAGATTGCTCGTCTTTAGAAAGCGTAACAGTGCTAGCAACTACTCCCCCAACTTTAGGGGGCAATGCTTTTTATGGCACGCATAGTAGTTTGAAAATCTATGTACCTTCAGCATCAGTTAATGCATACAAAAGAGCAACGAATTGGTCTAGTTATTCAAGAAAAATTTATGCAATACCAAGCTAATTGAAGGGGGGGATGGTGAAATGGAGTTTTACAGTATATTGTTTAATAAAAATTTAGGTGGAATCGTTAATAATTTCAAATTATTTGTAAGTAGAAATTTAACTAATGTAACTAAGGAAATGCTTGATGGAATTACAAAAATTAAGGTTCGAGCTTTTAGAGGTTGCACCTCTTTAACAAGCATAGAAATTCCCAACAGTGTAACAAGTATTGGGGATCAGGCTTTTCGAGATTGCTCGTCTTTAGAAAGCGTAACAGTGCTAGCAACTACTCCACCAACTTTGGGGACCGATGCATTTACAGGTACGCATAGTAATTTGAAAATCTATGTACCTTCGGAGTCAGCAAATGCGTCATACCAAACAGCAAGTGGATGGTCTAGTTATGCAAGTAAAATTGAAACTATACCAAGTTAATTGAAAGGGGGTGAAAAAATGAAAATTAGAGCTTTAAAAGCTTTTACTATTCGTGATAGTGAAACAGGAAATCTAACTTCTATTGCATGTGGTGGAATTGCTGAAGTTTCTGACACTGTAGGCACATCATTAATTTCAGATGGACTTGCTGAGGTTTATACTCTGGTTAATCCCACCGGATCAGTTAATATTTCAAGTAACGGGACAGTCGATGTTGCAGAATACGCTACTGCGGTAGTTAACGTTCCAGGGGTTACCCCCACAGGGACCATTGAAATTACAAGCAATGGGACAGTTGATGTTACAGAATACGCTTCAGCGGTAGTTAATGTTGATTATACAACTGTTAATTTTTATTTATCAGAATCGATAGAGAGAACAACCACAGCATTAAGTGGAGCAAGGAGCCGTTTAGCAGCAACAACAGTTTTCCCCGCAGGGGGTTCTGACCCGCGAAGCGGGTATGCGTTGTTTGCTGGGGGGAGTATTAGTGGTGGTTATTCTGCAGTGGTAGATGCATACGATTCGAACTTAACAATAGGAACATCCACGTCATTAAGTCAAGCAAGGGATTATTTGGCAGCGACAACAGTAGGGGACTATGCTTTGTTTGGTGGGGGATTGGGTATTAATAATGGTTATACTGCTGTTTCTGCAGTGGTAGATGCATGCGATGCGAACTTGACAATGAGAACACGCCCGACATTAAGTGAAGCAAGGGACAGTTTAGCAGCAACAACAGTAGGGAACTATGCTTTGTTTGGTGGGGGTTCTGGTAATGGTAGTGTAAGTCTTGCAGTGGTAGATGCGTATGACACTGACTTAGAAAGAACAACAACACCCCCGCCATTAAGTGAAGCAAGGTACGTTTTAGCAGCAACAACAGTTGCCCCCGCAGGGGGTTCCGGGTATGCGTTGTTTGGTGGGGGATATGCTTCCCAATCATCAGCGGTAGATGTATACGATTCGAGCTTAACAAAAACAACAACCACGGTATTAAGTGAAGCAAGGAGTTCTTTAGCAGCGACAACAGTTGCTCCCGCAGGGGGTTCCGGGTATGCGTTGTTTGGTGGGGGACATGTTGTTGGTGGTTATTCTGCAGTGGTAGATGTATACGATTCGAGCTTAACAAGAATAACCCCCACGGTATTAAGTCAAGCAAGGAGCTCTTTAGCAGCAACAACAGTTGCCATTACAAGGGGTTCTAACCATCAAAGCGTATATGCGTTGTTTGGTGGGGGATATGGTAATAGTAATGGTATTTTTGCAGTGGTAGATGTATACGATTCGAACTTAACAAGAACAACAACCACGGCATTAAGTGAAGCAAGGTACAATTTAGCAGCAACAACATTAGCTCCCACAGGGGGTTCCGGGTATGCGTTGTTTGGTGGGGGATATGATTCTGCAGTGGTAGATGTATACGGCGCCCCAAACTATAAGGTTCAAGTATTCCCTGGGACAAAATACAGTTTTAACGGATCTGAAGAATTAGTTTCAGATACTTGGCGAGAAATCAATATATCAGGTAATTTAATCGGATATCTGAAAATAAAAAGTGCTCAAATAAACTAAAGGAGATTAAAATGAGTAGGTATAAAGTAGAAAAATATGATGGAACAAAAACGTATATGCACCCAAATGGAGAGTTAGCAACTTTTGAAAAAATAAAACAGAAATTCCCAGCAGTAGAGTTTTTTACTCATATAGTAGAGACCGATGAGCAGGGAGAAGTAATGTTTGCTTTTCAGAATCTTTCAGCAGTTAGGACTCAAATGGATATAGATCCTTCATTAAGTGAGAATGAAGCGATAGCAAGAATAGAAGAGTTATGGAATGAGCCGCAGTCAGAAGCTGAACCAACGGTTACGGAACGCGTTGCAGCGGCTTTAGAGTTTCAAAATGTATTAAACATGGAGGGTTAATTATGACTTTTGAAATAATTAAGAAAAACTATGAACGTGGACTATGGAATGCAAAACAAGTAGAAATTGCAAAGAACAAAGGGTTGATAACAGAAGAGCAGTACCAACAAATTATAAAATCTAAATAAAACTAATATAGGTTGGGTGGTAGGGGGCAGGCAAACCTGCATGGGGCAGCGCCCTCGGCGCTGTTGTCCAAAACAATCGAAGAGAGGTGATGAATATGGAAGTCAGAATTAGTGATAATCAAGTCGAAATATCTGGCTACGTTTAGTCAACGCAATAGAAAGAAAGAGCAAACCTTTAATGTCTCGAATAGGACAATTTATTGAACGAATTTGCAAAGGAGCATTCAAAAAAGCTATCGAACGTAATGACAACGTTCGAATTCTTTTAAACCATAATTGGTGCAGAGACTTAGGTGGGACCAAAGACGGGAATCTCGAGCTTCACGAAGATAATATCGGACTTCATGCGAGAGCAACCATAACAGATAAAGAAGTAATAGATAAAGCGAGAGAAGGGTCATTGATAGGATGGAGTTTCGGCTTCAAAGACAGAGAAGTAGAAAATAATGTAGAACAAGGGATCCCCATCAGAGATGTGAGGGATCTTGATTTATATGAAGTATCTATTTTAGACAGCACAAGGGAGCCGGCATATGAAGGTACTCTTATTTCAGTACGATCTGATGAAGAATTTCAGTATTATAGCGAACCTTTGTTAGACCAGCCACACGCTGGACCGCCCGGCGAAGCCGGGTCAGAACCCGTTACACGGGGCGAAGCCGGGTCAGACGGATCTTCGATCCGCGAAGCTGTGGAGACAACCCAGTTGTACTGGGCAAAGTATGAAAACTTAATAAAAGAAATGAAAGGAGAACTCTAATGAAAGAGTTAATTGAAAAGAAAAATGATTTAATAACAAGAGCAGAGTCTATTGTTAATACAGCAAAATCAGAAAAAAGAGAGTTAACAGAAGAAGAAGCTACTGAGTTAACTGAACTAAGAGATAATGTGAAAAAGATTACTCGCGATTTAGGGCTTATGGATGATGTGGATAAAATAGGCCTTGAAAAGGTTAAAGAAGAAAAGGAAAAAGAAGGAGAAGCAGAAATGAAAAAAGTTGAAGCAAATAATGAAAGGTCAATAGAGATTCGTGAAAGAAATGAATTTGAGAATTATATTCGTGGATTTACAGTACACGAAAGAGATGGTGACCCTCCAACTCCTGTAAATCTTGGTAAAGATTCTTATGATCCAACACATCCAGCAGGAGGAGCAGGTGGTAAGCTGATCCCCACAACTATAGTGCAGTACATTATCAGGAAAGTTTACGACATTTGTCCCATCCTTGAAAGATCACAAAAGTTTAATGTTAGAGGAAAATTAGACATTCCTAAGTATCCAGCAGATAACAATAATAATATAACTGTTGCGTACCATGAAGAATTTTCACCATTAGTGTCTTCATCAGGATCATTTAATACAGTCACATTAGATGGATTTTTAGCAGGATGTTTAACAAAAGTTTCCCGTTCATTAATTAACAACCTCCAATTTGATATTGTTGGATTTGTAGTAAACGAAATGGCATATGCAATTACCAGGTGGATAGAAGGGGAATTGTTGAACGGAACTTCTGGCAAAATAACCGGTCTTTCTGATTTAACAAACGGAATAACTGCAGCAAGTCCAACTGCAATCACAGCAGACGAAGTAGTAAAACTGCACGACAAGATTAAAGATCAATTTCAGAGAAATGCTATTTGGATTATGAGCCCTGCAACAAGAACAGCATTACGTTTGTTGACATCCTCTACTGGTTATTACCTGCTGAATGACGATATTTCCTCTCCTTTTGGTACTTCTTTGTTAGGTAAACCAGTATATGTATCAGACAACATGCATGAAATTGCAGCAGGAAACACTGCAATTTACTATGGAGACATGATGGGATTGGCAACTAAATTTAACGAAAACATGAACATTGAAGTATTAAGAGAAAGGTATGCAGACGAGCACGCATACGGAGTCATTGGGTGGTTAGAATTTGACGCAAAAGTAATAGACGAACAACAAATAGCTAAATTAACCATGGCGAGCGCTTAATATGCAATATAAAGCGCTTATCTCTTTTAGTGGCTTAATTTCCATGTCAATGGGTGAAGTCAGAGAAATAGCAGATCAAAAAATTGTCAATGACTTATTAAAGGCAGGCTACATCCAACCTAACCCATCAAAGATGGTACAGACAGCGCCCTCGGCGCTGATGAGTGAAGCAAGTTCCCGGCAGACTACTAATCAACTTATTAGTTCGCGAGCGCCCGCGGATCGAAGATCCGTCCGACCCGCTGCGCGGGCGGGTCAGTCCAGGCTATGCCTGGCTGAGGCAAAAAGGACCCAAAAAGAAGAAGTTAAGAAAACTAGAAAAGGAGGTAAGAAAAAGAATGAAAATTAGAGCTTTAAAAGCGTTAACTATTCGTGACAGCGAGACAGGAAATTTAACATCTATTGCATCTGGTGCAATTGCTGAAGTCTCTGATACTTTAGGCACATCATTAATTTCAGATGGACTTGCTGAAGCGTATATACTAATTGCTCCTACAGGGTCCATTGAAATTACAAGTAACGGGACAGTTGATGTTGCAGAATATGCTGAAGCGAGTGTTAATATTGCAGATTTTAAGAATTGCGTTAATGGTACTTTAACTCAAGTGACGGCTAGTATGTTAAACGGGATAACTAGCATTAGAAATAATGCATTTATAAACTACACACCTTTAACAAGCGTGATAATTCCAGCAGGTGTAACTAGTATTGGTAATTATGCATTTAGTGGCTGCACATCTTTAACAAGTGTAACTATACCTGAAGGTGTGACTAGTATTGGCGGTAATTCGTTTAGAGGATGCACATCTTTAACAAGTTTGACTATACCTGAAGGTGTGACTAGTATTGGGGCTAGTGCATTAAAAGATTGCCCAATTCCTAATCTCACTCTTCCAAGCACTATTCAAAGTGTAGAAGCAGGTGCTATTTATCCTTCTGTTGAGTGTTCCTTAACTATGTTATCAGCTACCCCGCCAGACGGCATATGGTTTGCCATAAACTACAATATTACGGCAATATACGTACCAGCTGAATATGTAGACGTATACAAAACTGATGGGAGTGGTTATGCAGACAAGATACACGCGATCCCAACTTAACCAGCCTAACGCTGGACCGGAACCCGGCGAAGCCGGGTCAGACGGATCTTCGATCCGCGAAGCCGGGTCAGACGGATCTTCGATCCGCGAAGCTGGGTCAGACAGCGTCCCCGGCGGGTTATCAATAAGTAATTGATAATTATCGCGAGCGAGGCGAAGCCGTTCAACCCGGCTTTGCCCCGTGCAACGGGTTCTAACCGAGCTTCGCCCCGTGCAACGGGTTCTAACCCAGCTTCGCTGGGCAAAAAAGGCGGTAAAAGAGATGAATGAAATAATGAAAGTCAGTGACATTACTTATCAAGATGTTGCTGATTATTTAAGACTTTATGAAGTAAATAGTAATGATATAAACACTCTCAATACTATGATTAACGTAGCTAAAACATTTGCAAGCAACTATACGGGGAGGACTATAGAAGAATTAGACAACTATAAAGATTTTGTAATAGCTGTCTTTGTTTTGTGCCAAGATATGTGGGACAACAGGACTATGTATGTAGACAGCACAAACTTGAATAATGTTGTTCAAGCTATATTAGGGCTGCATTCGGTGAATCTGTTATGATTAATGCTGGGATGTATAACAAAAAGATAAAAATATATCAAACAAGAGTTTTAACAGATAATGAAGGATTTCAAAGTTTAGAGAAAACTCTTGTTTTAGAACCGTACGCGCATGTGAAGACAACTAAAGGATTTACCCTAATAGCGAACGGAAGTGACTTTGAAAAGGCGTTTACAAATTTTACCATTCGATACCCCCGCAATACTGCAATTAATAGAGACATGACAATAGAGTTCAGGGGAAAAGAATACACAATTGAATATTTGAACAATGTTAATGAAGAAAATGTTCAGTTGGAAATGCAATGCAAGGAGATTACTCATTAATGGCTAGCTTTGTATTTAGTGTAGATAACCAAACTATGAGGGATATAGAAAGAATTTATAAAGATTCTGACAAAATATTCGGATCAATGACAAAAGCAGGAGCGGAAACCGTAAGAAGGAAGGTCAGGAAAAACGTTCCTGCTTCTTTTAAAAAGTCTAGAATAATGAACCATTTAAAGGTAACAAAGACTTATAGAAGTCCCTCTGATGGAGGAATAAACAACAAAGTTGGATTTTACGGATATTTTACAAATCATCGTGGAAGAAAAACTCCTGCCCCTTTAGTAGCAAAAGTATTCGAATATGGTAAAACGAATTTTTTAAAGCGTCCGTTCTTCAGAAAATCATTTGACAGAAAAGAGATATACAAAGTCATGATGGAACAGCAAAAGAAAGCGTCAGGAGGATTATTAGATGAATGAATTAATAGAATCTATTTTCACTAATTTTACCGTTGACGGAGTATCTGTCCCTGTGAAATATTTGTATTACGAGGGACACGGAGAACCTTATGTCACTTACCAGCAAGTGTACGGGGAAAATCCTTTGTGCGGAGACGATCAACTTATCGGGTATGTAGATGTTTATGATTTCGATGTTTATTCAAAAGGCAATTACAAAAACATTGCAAATAAAATAAAAGAGTTATTAACTCAAAATCATTTTTTATGGAATCCAAGCGTGTCTGGCCCCGATCAATATGAGCCAGACACAAAATATTATCACAAGACTTTAACTTTTTCATATATTAAGGAGGAAAACTAATGGCAAAAATAGGACTTAATAATTTCAGATACGCAATATTACTCAACCCAACGGATTCAGGGTCACCTCTTTATGACCAACCAAAAACACCAGGAAAAGCAGTTTCTTGCAACGTAGAAATAGAGAACTACGATGCAGAACTGTACGCAGATGACGTGCTGGTAGAGAGTGACAAGAGCTTTAAAAAAGGTACAGCGACGATAACCATAGACGATGAAGATTTGGCAACGATGGCAGATTTGCTTGGGCACACTATGGTAGACGGGAAAATTATCAGAAATGCTTATGATGCGGCACCGTTTGTAGGATTTGGGAGAATAGTAGTAAAACTGGTAAACAATGCTAGAAAATACAAGGTCGAATTTTTAAACAAGGTTAAGTTTGGTGAACCAAGTGCAGAAAACCAAACAAAAGGTGAAGACATTGAATTTGGGACTCCAGAAATCGAAGGGACAGTTACTGCTTTGCTAAACGGTGACTGGTCAATCGCAAAAGAGTTTGACACAAGGGCAGAAGCTTTGAATTATCTGGAGGGATTAATGGGGACCGGAGTAACATTGACCTATAATGCAAACGGAGGGACCGGCTCTATAGATCCGGTAGTTGCAGAGAAAAATTCTTCAGTTACTCTTAGCAATGGTACTGGATTAACCGCTCCTGAAGGGAAAGTTTTCGGTGGATGGATGACTTCAGCAACAGGAACAGAAGCTATTACGGGACCAACCTACACTGTAGCTGCAAACACGACTCTATATGCAAAATGGAATGATCAAGCGTAATAATTGAAACAAAACTTATGGCCGCCAGCTTAGTAAACCTGGCGGCTACAGTCTAAAGAGGGGAATAAGATGAAAGATGTAAGTACAACAGTAGAGTACAAAGGAAAAAAATATAAGTTAGTATTTAACATAAATGTCATGGAAGCAATACAAGACAAATATGGTAGTATTGAAAAGTGGGGCAAATTATGTGAGCCAAGAAAGACTGAAGACGGTGAAATGATAGAGTCTAATTTCAAAGCATTAAAATTTGGGATCTGCGAGATGTTAAATGAAGGGGTAGATATAGACAACGAGGAAAACGGGACTAACGATACACCGTTAACATTAAAACAAATTGGAAGAATGATAACGGAATTTGGAACAGCAGAAACCTTTGAAACTTTAAATACAACAATATTGAAATGTACAAAAAGTTTTGAAAAAAACGGATCATCCACGAAGAGCCAGTAGAAATCGACTTTTCGTGGTTTTATTTCATAGGGAAAACAAAATTAGGGTTAAGTTTCAAAGAAACAGGCAGGTTAACAATTTTAATGTTCGATAAATTGTACAGTCATTACAAAGACAATTGGGATTATGAAATGAGGCTGAGAAAAGCCAACATGACATACAAAGAAGCCGAAAAGAAAGCTAGAAGGCAAGAGGAGTGGGTCCCGGCGTAGCCGGGTGGAACCACTCGCCTCGCTCGTGAAAAAATTAAAGCAAACTAAAAGGGGGGTATTTTTTTGAGTGGTTTCGGAGGCACAATCAAATTGACGGGGGAAGTTCAATATCGACAAGCCCTACAGCGAATAAGACAAAGTTTAAGGGAAACATCAAGTAGCTTGTCCGCGATTTCAAGCAGTTTTAAAAATAATGCTCGTGATATGGATGCCACGAGGCAAGCAGCATCAAAATTAAAAGATGTATTAAAAAAACAATCTGATGATGCAAAGTCTTTGCGTTCTTCCTATGAGAAAATGCAAAAGATTTTTGAGAATAACAGAGAAGAAATTAATAAACTACAGAAATCTTACGAAAACTCTAGGAAAGAACTAGAGAAGATAGAAAAAGAGTTAGGAAAGACTTCTGACCAATACAAAAGACAAGCGGAAGAAGTAAAGAAACTAGAACAAAATTTAGAAAAAGAAACAAAGAAACAACAAGATAATGAAGTCGCGCTAAGCAAAATGCGCACTGAATTAAATAATTCTCAAGCCGCTCTTTCAAAAACAAAAGATGAAATAAACAAGGTAGAAGACTCTTTAAAAAAGAGTGTAGAAACTACAAAAAAAGCAAGTTCAGAATACGGAAAATTAAAAACAACAATTGAAAAGCAAGAAGAATCGTTAAGAAAAATAAAAGATCGATACAAAGAAATTGTATTAAAAGAAGGAGAAGCTTCAAAAGCTGCCAAAGATTTATCTAGCAATATAAAAGATTTATCTGGAAAATTAGAAGATAATAAAGCTAAATTAAAAGGCGTAGATGATGCGGCAGAAAAAGCAGCAGGTGGATTAAAAGATGTCGGAGATAGTGCCGAAAAATCAAGCAAAGGAATTTCTGTTTTTCAAGTTGCTCTTGGGAATTTTGTATCAAATATTGCTATTAAAGCGGTAGATAAATTAAAAGAACTAGCAGTAGAAGCGTTTAATGTAGGTAAAAGTTTTGAATATGGGATGTCGAGAGTAGCGGCTATAAGTGGAGCTAGCGGAGAAGATTTTCAAAAATTGCGAGACAAAGCAAAGGAAATGGGCAGAACTACTATATTCACAGCTAGAGAAGCTGCCGATGCATTAGAATATATGGCGGTTGCTGGTTGGAAACCGCAAGAAATGTTAGATGGAATACAAGGAATATTAAATCTAGCCGCAGCTAGTGGAGAAGATTTTGCATTAACCTCTGACATCTTAACAGACACCTTAACGGCCTTTAGACGGCCAGCGTCAGATGCCGGGAGATTGGCGGACATAATGGCGGCGGCAATGGCAAATTCAAATACAAATGTAGGGAAAATGGGTGAAACTTTTAAATATGTAGCTCCCGTTGCGGGTTCTTTAGGTTATTCTATGGAAGATACCGCAATAGCAATAGGAACAATGGCAGACGCAGGAATAAAAGCTTCTCAAGCAGGAACAGACTTAAGGTCAATTTTCACTAGACTCGCTTCAGATGCAGGAGCATCAAAGAATCAGTTGGGGGCATTAGGAATCTTAACGGAAAAATTAGGAGTTGAATTTTATACTTCTACTGGGAAAACGAGACCGTTCATTGATGTATTAAAAGAAGCCCGGCAAGCATGGCAAGGGTTAAGTGAAGAAGAGCAGATAAACTATGCAAAAACAATTGCAGGGCAAAGAGCTATGTCGGGTTGGTTGGCGTTAATGAACACAACCCCTGAAAAATTCAACCAAATAACTGACTCGATAAAGAATTCAAGCGGTGCAGCGGAACAAATGGCGAAGACCATGACGGACAATGTTGAAGGGGATTTAAAACTTTTTAAAAGTAAAATAGAAGATGCGTCAATAGATTTAGCAAAAGCATTTGAACCTGAATCAAGAGGAACTATAAGCTTTTTAGGTGGGCTTTCAGATGGTATGAAATTCATAGCAGAAAATGCCCCTCAATTCAAAGCAGCATTGGCGACAATCGCTGCTGGTGTGAGCTCTTTTGTTTTAGCTACTCAAGGGGCAAATATTGTATCTGGATTAACAGGAGCAATATCTGCATTATGGGCAGTGATAGCAGCAAACCCAATAGGAGCGGCAATATCATTAGTGGCGGCGTTGGTTGCTGGGTTTATAACTTTATGGAATAATTCAGAAGAGTTTAGAAACTTTTGGATTAATTTGTGGAAAACAATAAAAAATGCAGTAGAACCAGTTATCAAAGGAATAACTAAATGGTTTTCCGAAGCGTGGGATAATGTCAAAAAAGTTTGGGCTCCAGTAGGAAAATTTTTCAGTGATCTGTTTAATGGGATTGTTGAGTCGGTTACTCCTATTATTGATTCTATCGGTAATGCATTCAAAGAAGCTTGGGAACTTATCAAATCAGTCTGGGAACCATTCGAACCATTTTTCAAAGGACTTTGGGAAAATTTAAAGTTATGGTTCGGAGCAGCCGTAAAAGTAGTTGCATTGCCGTTCAAAAATGCTTGGGAAATAATAAAACTAACATGGGGCACTGCAGCAGACTTTTTCAAAACCATTTGGGACAATATAAAAATAATTTTTGGCTCAGTAAAAAAAGTATTAGTGTCCGCTTTTCAAACAGCATGGGAAGGAATAAAAGCAATTTGGAATGTTGCAACAAGCTATTTCAAGGCTATTTGGGACACAATAGCAGGGATATTCAAAGTCGTCAGAAGTGTTTTAACGGGGAACTTTAAAGATGCGTGGGAAGGAATAAAAGGCATAGTGAGCACATGGGCAGGATTTTTTAGGACTGTCTGGGAAAACATCAAAAATGTATTTATGTCAGTCAAAGAGTTTTTTAGAACGGTTTTCAGTTCAGCATGGGAAGCGGTAAAAGGAGTCTTTTCTGGATGGGTAGGATTTTTCAATAATTTATGGTTAAGAATCAAAAATACGTTTTCTAATATTGGGCAAAACATTGCAAGCGCAATAGGAGGAGCGGTAAAACAAGGGATTAACGGGGTTATTAATATGATAGAAAGGACTATGAATACTGCCATAAATCTCATTAACGGTGCAATCAGACTCATTAATATGATCCCAGGAGTAGGAATTGGAGAACTTGGACATTTAAGGTTGCCAAGGTTAGCAAAAGGGGGAGTCTTAGAAAACGGTGCACGCACAGTTATAGCAGGAGAAGATGGAGCAGAAGCTATAGTTCCATTAGAGAAAAACACTAAATGGATTGCTTTAGTAGCAAATAAATTGCAAAAACAGATGATGCCATCGTTAAACAGCAACGCAAATGTACAATCAGCAATGAGGGCACAAGATGAATTTAACTCTTTGACTAACTCGTTTAAGCAGGCATTAAGTGAAATGAAAGTTGTAATGGATGAAGAAACGTTCGGTAAATTTGTTGATCGTACCGTTTCAGAAGCTATTTACGAATAGGAGGATTAATGCTAAATGAAATCATACTAAACGGCATCAGCAGCAACACGTTGCAAGGGCTTCTCATTCAGTCATTGCCTTCCATATCCAAACCGATGATGAGATCAAAAAAAGAAGAAATAGACGGTAGAGATGGAGACATAATAACGCCTCTTGGATATTCATCTTATGACAAGACTTTTTCTATAGGGCTGTCATATAATTACGATATTAACGCAATAATTAATTTCTTTGATTCAGAAGGTACAGTTACCTTTTCAAACGAACCGGACAAATATTATAACTACAGAATATTAGATCAAATAGACTTTGAAAGGTTGTTAAGGTTCAAAACCGCGACTGTAACAATGCATGTGCAGCCCTTTAAGTATCCAACTTCTGAGGGGCCTGCAACTTTCTCACGTAACAGAATAAAATTAGAATCATATAACCAAACAACAAGCGGAGTAACTGTTAAAGTTACAGAAGGGTTGGTGTACGATCAAGAAATCGTGATTACAGGGAATGGAACAGCAACTTTTTCTATACCAATTCAGACTTTAACTATCACTCCAGACAGATATGCATTTAGTGCATATGCGGAAGGAACTGGTGCCGAATATTGTGAAATACGATTAATACACGGTGATCCTAGTTCTTCGTTTGGTAATGACAAAATAACGTTAGCAAATAATAAAATGGGCACAATAATAACAACTACTGATTCTAATCAAACGTATGATTATATATATCTTTCTGTTGATTCTAATACAGAATTGAATATAGCTGTTAATATTTCTTTTAACGGCACTGGCAATGCAGATTTTGAAATTACAAATAGTGGAAATTATTCATCAAAACCAGTTCTCTCTTTATTTGGGAGTGGCATAACAGAAATATATCTCAATTCTGAATTATTATTTAAAATTGACTTAAGTGATGATGGATATATAACAATAGACACTTTTAACATGGAAGCTTCAAAAGATGCAGTGTTAAAAAACAGATCAGTGACAGGAAATTATGAAAACTTTTCATTAAATCCAGGGGTAAATCAAATAACATGTGATGGTAATATATCAGATATAACAATTTCAAATTATTCGCGGTCCCTTTGAACCACGCCCCTCGGGCGTGATTGATTGCCAGAAAACTTATTAATAACCTGCCGGAGGCGTTCTAAAAGATGATAAAGTTATTTGGAATAACAGATAAACCAGGAGTGAACAACCTTTATTCCACTAATGGAGATTTAGTAATCAAACCTAAAAAAGCCGTTGTTTCAAAAGAAGACAACGGTGAATTTTATTTGGAGCTTGAGACAGACGAATCTTATGCGGCGTATTTAACAGAAGGAAGGATAGTCGTAGCAAATACTCCACAAGGGGAACAAGCTTTTAGAGTAAACAACGTGTCGTTAAAAAAACACAAAGTTAAAGTTAAAGCATATCATGTGTTTTATGATTCTGAAGATCTTTTAATAAAAGAATCAAATGTTGTCTTTAAAAACTGCAACGATGCGTTAGATCAGTTAAACATGGCAACGGATACTCAAAGCCCGTTTACCACTATCTCAGACGTAAATACTATTAACTCATACAAATGTGTGAGAAAGTCTTTGTACGGCGCTATAAATGACGTTCTAGAAGGATGGGGCGGCCATTTAGTAAGAGACAACTTTCACATTGCTATCAGAGCAAATATAGGGGCAGATAACGGAGTGACGATAAGATATGCAAAAAATCTTAAGGAAATAGAAAAGAGAGAAAATTGGGACAATATAGTCACTAAATTATTGCCCACTGGTAAAGATGGAATAATGCTAAATGCCCTGGACCAAAGCGTGGATCCTTATATTTATTCAACTCAGATAACCTATGCATTGCCGTACACTAAAACAGTTAAGTTTAATCAGGACCATATAACGCAAGAACAATTTAAGAATGCGACAACAAAAAAAGTGGATAAAACAGCATTTAAACAAGCCCTAATAGCAGACTTAAGGAAACAAGCTGTAAATTATATAAACAAAAACTGTATTCCAAAAATGAATTACACGTTAAAAGCGAACGTAGACAAGCTAACTGATATTGGAGACACTATTGAAGTTATAGATGAAGATTTGGAAATTAATATTCTCACAACGGTAATAAAGTACAAATACGATTGTATATTAGAAAAGTATACAGAAATAGAGTTTGGAAATTTCAAAAACAATTTAAAAAATTTGTTGCCAAGTTTTAGAAGGGCAGCAGAAGAAATAGCAACAACCGCAACAGAAGTAACAAGAGTATCTCTAACTGCTGAACTTGAAGAAGCTACAGACAGAATTTGGAGTGTCCTAGGAAGTTCATACGTCATATATGAAGGAAACAGAATATTAGTAGTAGACAAGTTGCCAAAAGAAGACGCCGTTAATGTAATGATGATAAACAGCGCAGGTATAGGATTCTCCAGTACTGGTATTTACGGAACGTTTACAAGTGCATGGACAATTGACGGAACTTTAAATATGCAAGCTATCAATGCCATAAATATAACCGCAGACATGATTAAAGGAGGAACCTTAAAATTAGGATCTCGGAATAATGAAAGCGGTGTTTTTGAGCTTTATGATGAAGAGAATGTTTTGATAGGGGAAATGAATAAGTTCGGGTTCAAGATGTACGGAGCGGACGGGTCATATATCCTCATCAATAACGAGGTAGGATTTGCAGGATACGATAGTACTGGTACAAAAATATACTGGGCAGACAGAGATGAATTCCACATGAAAAAAGGAGTTGTAGAAGAAGAATTGAGTCTTTTTCAAAAGATGAACTTTTTGCCCGTCACTGTTTCTATTAGTGGTGTAACATCAGACGGGATAGCTATAGTTGGTTATCCTTCATGACCATGCGAGGCGACAATATATTTTTTATTGATGTTCAAACTCAAACACAAACGTTCATCCAGATACATCGTGTGGGTATATTTTGATTTAGGTACTCTATTAAATTGATGCCATTCTGTTATAACACAAACCCCAGTATCGAAGGGGATCAGATAGTCAGCTTCAATTAAAATATTTAAATCGATTTCAGAACAAGGCAAGATCATCAACAACCGTCGAACATTGCCAACAAAACCGTCGTCATCAGCACGTACTACCAAATGCGTATACAAAAGCTGCGTAGTAGCAGGGAGATCTAAAAACTTATCAGAGTCATATATATGTTTAGAAATCATACGTCTTTGAGCCATCTGCCTTCCTCATTTTTTTATTTAATTTATTATAACTCAATCAAAAATAAATTACAACTTCATCTAGGCAAATTTAAAGGAATGGCAAAAATAAGATTTTAGGTTAATTTTATATAAGTTGCACATAAACACACCAAAAAGAACAAACTATAATTTCAAAATTTTATAGAACACATCTGAAAAAAAATATGAAATTTAGTAATAGCATAAATAAATTTGTAAGTATGTACAAAAACACCCCTCGCAAATGAAGCTGGAATTTATTGGAAATGCAGACCCAGTATAGTATAGTTTAGTTTAGTACAGTACAGTTTAGTGAAGTGTAAATTGCGAAAAAAACAGTTAAAAAAAGATTAAATTCAATAAGAAATGAAAACCAAAAAAATCAACAATAACTTAATCAAAGAAGGTGGAATATGGTAAATGAAACCTTAACGTTTGGGAGAGTGGGCAGCAGACCATACGGGCAATTAATAATAAACGAAATTTCTACATCTCCAGAGTTAAACCAATCAGTAATATCAATCCAATTAGTTTTAAAGCGCCCTTACAATATAGAGTCTACAGCAACAAAAACTGCAACATGTACAATTAATGGGGAAACGTACGATTGGGTAGGTACCATTGGTGGGAGAGGGGACAAAGTACTAATATCAAGAACTCAAGTTGTCCCCCATAACGATGATGGATCAAAAACTATCTTTGTATCAGCATCAATAACTCTGCAAATAACATGGAGTGGGATTTGGGTAGGATCCATTCAAAGGGCAGATGCAATAACATTAACTAAAATTCCACGGACGGCCCTTATAACGCAAACATTAGCAGATAGAACAGAAACAAGTTTGAGAATTAATTGGTTAGCAACGGAAGTAGTAGATCGTTTATGGTTTTCATCAGACAACGGGTCTTCTTGGTCAGAAGTTCCTATTGTTGGAAGCGTAATTGGGTCTTATACTATAGAGAGTTTAAGTGTTGGTACAGAATATAATATAAAAACTAAAGTTCGACGAAAAAGTAATCAACTCATTTCAGAATCTTCAACTTTGGTTGTTTCAACCTATAATTACCCCTATGCCACTTCAATGCCAAACTTTGTTATAGGGGAACCGTTAACGGTTGATATTTTCAACCCCATGGGGTACGAAATCACTGTAGATATGTTAGATGTCAACAACACTACAGTAAGAAGTTACGAAGTTTCTGGCACCACAATAACAGGATTTGATGACACTACTGTCCAAAATTATTTGTATATGAGCATTCCAAATTCAAAGACTGGCACGTATAAAATAAAGGTAACTTATGACAATAATGTTTCTACCAGGACAGGTGGAACTTATACGGTTAATCCTGATGAATGTGCCCCCCGATTAGGAACAATATCCTATCAAGATGTTAATCCGATATCATTGGCAATAACTCAAAATGATCAACAAATTGTACAAGAATATTCAACTGTGCGATATACAGTTGCTAATTTTTATGCAAGAAAGCATTCGACGATTTCATCGTGCAGTGTTAGTGTTAACGGGCAAAGCTATAATCTGACTATAAGCGGGGATTCAGCAAGCGGTGGAAATGCCGCCATAAATTCAGGGAATAATGTAGTAGCATCTTTCACTTTGACTGACAGCCGCGGAGTAATCTCACGTGCATATAAAACCATAACGATACTGGGTTACCAATCGCCTACAGCGACTATAAAGCTGCAGAGACAAAGCAATTTCTATACTGCTACCGACCTGACGGTACACGCCCGTTATTCTTCTATTGATGGGCACAATGTTCTAACGATAACCTATAGAGCAAAGAAACAAGGGGATTCTCAATATACAGTAACGGGGACTGCTCAAAACAACGTACAAACTACTCTTCAATTAGATAATCAACATGCGTGGAACGTAGAAATAGTTTTAAGAGACAGTTTTAACACAACTACAACTTATACTGGGTATCGAGTAGGGGTAGGGACTCCGCTTTTATTCATAGACAGAAAAAAATATTCAGTTGGGCTTAATTGTTTCCCAAAAGGAGAAAAGACTTTAGAAATCAATGGGCTACAAGTTTTACCGGGCTCAGTAATAACTTGTGATTTATCTAGCAGTTTATCAAATCTACAAACGGACACCTATGAAGATATAAACTTCAGTGGGGCAACGAAAATAAACAATAGTGTTTTAAATACAACAACTAGTGGCCCAATGGGAATAAAAATTGTAGGGGATATAAATTTTATTTTAGTATCAGCTACTGTAAGGTTCATGTTTATAGGCGAAACATCGAGGGAAAGGTTAATAAGGATCGTACGCGATGATAAAGGTACAGAAACGTATTACGGTGAGACGGGGTTAACCCCCCAATCATTCACTGACGGGACACTACACATCACCCCCATATTAATAACAGTGGAGAAGGACTCGATAATATATTTGCAATATAAAACGCCAAGTTCTGCAGATTTAATCAAGGGAGGTTCAACATGGTTAACAGCACAAACTCCTTAAAGGTGGAAAAATGAAATTTAATTCAAAAGTAAAATTCACATTAAGCGAAGCAGAACATCAAGAGAAAATATTCAATTGGGCAAAATATGTCCCTGAACTCAAATGGATGTTTGCGATTCCAAACGGTGGGTACAGACGCCCTCTAGAGGCCCTAAGATTCAAAAAACAAGGCGTTAAAGCAGGGGTTAGTGATATCTTTTTGCCCCTCCCCAGAGGAGGGTATCACGGGCTTTTTATTGAGCTCAAAGTGGGCAAAAACAAACCAACAAGAAGTCAATTAGATTTTCTTTCTGATATGGAAAAGGAGGGATACCAGTGTAAAGTTTGCTACGGGTCTGATGAAGCTATGGCTAATATACTGAATTATATTAAATTGAGGTAATTTATATGGTAGAAAAAATTTTGAGAGACAATTATCCAGAATATGAAAGAATTGCGCTAGAAATAGCGGATCTTTTGGACCACAAAAATCAAATGTATGGAAGCAGTTTTGACAAAACAGTTGATGAATATGGGCTGTCTGTCATTTGTTTGCGCTTGGAAGACAAGTTAAACAGATTAAAAAGCATTGTCCTTGAAAACAGAAAAGACTTTGGAAGCGAAAAACTAGAGGATACTCTAAAGGACATTGCTGGTTATTCTATTTTGGCATTGAATTACTTGAATTTTAAGAAATAATTTTTGGTGCCACATTCCTAGTTAGAGTATAATAAACACAAGCCATTACACCGGCTTGAACACAAATACCTCTTTAGAAGCATTAATTTGTTCAATACTATGAATCAGACATATGGGCAACTTTGAATCCTCAAAGTTGCTTATTTTGCTTGATTTTTTTGAGTCAAATAAGACAATATAGTTAATGGAGGCTAATCATGAAAAAACAAATTGTTTCTTTTTTAATGGCAGCGTTTTTGTTTGCCCCGTGTTTAAGATCTTTAAAATTTGAAGTCACGGATAAAGAATTTACATTTATTTTGGACGACAAAGATAATTCCGCTATTTTAAAGGATATTTACATTCCTCTTGAAACGAAAAAAAAATTGGAAATTCCTCGAACTGTTGATTGGTGCGACCAGACGTTCATAGTCCGCGGGGTCATGGAATATGGCATTCGCAAAGTCATCCACAGAATCATGAGTATAACTTTTCCGAACACTTTGTATGAAACCGAAGAAACAAGAAAGGCGTACAATTGGTTTTTGCTTTTTGACGTACCGGTTTATGTTAACAACACACCTTTTTTTATTGGGCCCACCCCTTTCAAATTTGAGAGGAGGTAGACAATGAATCTTAAAGAGCGAATAAGTGGAGAATACATTTCTCCACTCATTTTAATTATTTGTTTTTGCATTGGGCATTTAATCAAATGTTCATTTGATTTTATAGACAACAGGTATATCCCAACAATTGTAACATCGGTCGGCGTCGGTATGAGTATTTGGCAAGACGGAGTAAATCCAAAGGCTATCGCTTGCGGATTAGTTAGTGGATTAGCATCAACAGGAACTTTTGAACTACTCAGAAATATTTGGGAGGTATTTTAATGAACTGCTTTTCGCACAAATTTTTCACAGCGTTATGCTTCGATCAAGATTTTGAGTTAGCAGACTCGTGTGTGTTGCCAGACGAGGATGAAAATCAAAACGGATATTCATGTCATTTTTACAATCCTGTGACAGGAAAATGTTATTTAGGCACCGAAGATTCTGCAAAAAACAGATTCATATGGCACCTTTGCAATTATCTGATAACCAAAAAGAAAGAAGAGTTAGGGCGAGCGATCCATTTCTTAGAGGACATGTGCACCCCTGTACACACGCAATATGAAGACGCTTCTGACGCAGTGATCCAATTAAAAAAGCACGTTGAATTTGAAAAAGAATTGGACGACAGCTTGGAAAAAGGACTGCTGAGCGAAGATATTTTAAAATTTAAATCTATTTCTGAAATTTTAGAGTACTGTCCATGCAATTCGTCTGAAATCTACTCCCAACTATCCAAAAGCGAAGTTTCAAATAAAGAATTAGAAGAAGTATACGCGTTAACGGTATCTGCATTAAAATCATTCAAAGAATTAGTGGCAGGAATAGTAGGGAAAACATTCATGGTAGAGGGTGAAAAAATAAATGTCATATTTGAAAAAGGGGAAATGCTGCCGTCGTGTTTGAATACAAACTATCGGTTAAAATACAATGGAATAGACAATGTAGCTGTGTACAAGAGAAAAAATAAAATATCAAACTACAATTTTATTGGTGAAATTTTTTAGGAGAATAAAATGTTAAATAAGCTGATAATACAAGGGCGAATTTTAAAGGAAATTGAATTAAAAACAAGTGAGAGTGGCACAGAATATGTAATCTTCACTCTAGTTTGGTCAGAAAAGTACGGAGAAAAACAACAATCGTGTTTCTTAAAATGTATAGCATACAAACACAATGCTACATTCTTGGAAAAATTCTTTAGCAAAGGAGACATGATCCTCGCCGAAGGCAAACTAACGACGGAAAAATACGAAGATCACGGGCAAGAAAAATGGGTAACACAACTAATAGTGGACAAACTCCATTTCCCTGGTATCAAGAAATCACAAGCGGATAATGAAGAAAAAGATGAAGAGGATGAGGAAGTATTACCTTTTTAATTGCGCTTTCTAAACAACCAGCTCCAGAAACCCTTTTTTGATCCTTTCTCTACCTTTGATTCGATGTGCTCTTGAATAGTACCAGCGTGAAGAGCTTGTGAATTTGCAAGAGACTTGGTAAGTGAAACTTGCTGCTCTTGCAAAAATTTTATGACGTTCTGCAATTCAAATATTTGTTCATCTTTAATTTTTAGTTGGTCTCTAAGTATATCAATTGTTTTATCTATACTTTTGTCAATAAGTTGACAGTTGTTACCTATACAGTTGTCAACAAGTTGGCCATTGTCAATAGTCTCGTTTGTAGATCGACAGTTAAAATCATCAACAGAATCAAGATTTTGTTGTAGAGAAACTTTTTTTGAATTGTCTACAGGGTTACAGTTGTTACCCGCACACTTGTCAACAGGTTGACCATTGTCAACTGCTTTTTTGAGTTCGTCTAATGCAGATATGTCAATAATTTTTTTGTCACCAATAATCTTGCAATATCCTTGCAATTTTTTGCTTACAAGCTTGTACGCTCGTTGTCTAGAAATATTTGCTCGTGCCGCAAATTCCCTGATAGATATATATTCTTTTTCCATTTAATACCTCTAGACAAGATTCACATTTGCTACAAGAGCATCTTCTATTCTCTGAGGGGAAATACCAATATATTTCTGAGTAGTCAAAATATTAGAGTGTTGCAAAATATATTTAACGAGGAATATATCTTTTCCGTTATTGTTATATATGTTAGTAGCGAAGAAACGCCTGAAAGAGTGGGTACTGATGTTTTTGTATCCGAGGAACTTTATGACCTTTCTCAAAGCCTTGTAGACCGTATCTCTTTGCATTGGGAATATTTTCCCTCTAGGGCCAATTTGTCTTTTTAGGCAGTAAATATCGAGGTGCTGTTTCAAAATAAGAGGAACAGTAAATTTTCTTTCTTTCTTAGTTTTTTCTTCAATGATGTTAAGACGCCATCTTTCCCCATCAAGGACAAATGAAGAGGGGGTTAATTTTAAAATGTCACCTACTCTAATACCAAGATTTGCTTCACAAATCAGGATATTTGCAAGCCACTCTCTAGGTGGAAAAAAATCAGATCCCTCACGTACCGTTTTTATTATGGTCTCATATTGTTCTTGCGATAAAGTTAAAGGGGAATAAGCGCCCATTTAGGTTCTCCGCCCTTGAGTTTGCTTTAAAGATTCCCATTCTTCAAATTTTTTTTCATATTCTGGGTGTGAAGCTAGATAATCATCTATTATCATGTCGATCATTTTGGTTTTATTAACCCCGTGAAAAAATTTCAATTTTTTTATAATTTCATTTTTTTCATTGCTGATGAGGCACCCTATCAATTTCATTTTAACCCCTTATTGTTTGAACTAAAATTTCACAATTATACATTGCAAAAGGAATTATATACAAAATAAAAAGAAAAAACAACAGGGGATAAAGGTAAAAAAAGGAATTCTACAATCGAAGACCGATTGTAGAACTAAAAATAAAACAAAAAAAATCTCACTTATCGTGGGGTTTGATTTTTTATGAGGTTCGGAATGTCAAACAAACATTTAAATAATGCTAAAAAAAATAAAAACGATGAATTTTTCACTCAATTGCCCGACATCGAAAATGAACTTAGACATTATCAAAATCATTTTAAGAATAAAATAGTTTTTTGCAATTGTGACGACCCTACTTTTTCTAACTTTTGGAAATATTTTCACCTTAATTTTCAAAAACTAAAATTAAAAAAACTGTTATCTACTCATTATTCTAAAGAGGGCTCCTCGTATAAAATGGAATATTCTGGTGGGAATGATTCGGATCGCGATATTGGAATAAAAACTCCTTTAATTGAAAATGGTGATTTTAGAAGCCAGGAATGTATTGAATTGCTTAAAAAATCAGATATCGTAGTAACCAATCCTCCTTTTTCTCTTTTTCGTGAGTATGTTGCTCAATTAATAAAATATAATAAAAAATTTATAATAATTGGAAGTTTGAATGCTCTTACTTGCAAAGGAATCTTTACTTTGTTTAAAAATAATTCTTTTTGGTTTGGCTATAATTCTAACAAAACTTTTAAATTTTCAGTACCTGATTATTATAAAGCCCCTAAATCAACAGAGGTTGATGAATATAATAGAAAAATTATAAAAATGTCGGCAATATGTTGGTTCACTAATTGCTCTATTACGAAACAATTAGAAAAAATTCAGTTGACTGAAATATATACCCCTGAAAAATACCCTAAATACGATAACTATGATGCCATTAACGTAGACAAAGTCAAGGAAATCCCTAAAGATTACGACGGTGTTATGGGCGTTCCTATATCTTTTTTTACAAAGTATTCTCCGGCTCAATTTGAAATTATAAAATTTAGAAAAGGAGATGATAATAAAGATTTACGACTTAGTGGGACCCATCCATACTGCAGAATTCTCATCAGAAAAATTGTTTAAAAAAATCCCCCACTAAGTGGAGGCATTGACTTTTGTCGAGACTTATATCTCAAGAGTAGAGAGATGGGGAACCCCTAAAATGCGAGTTAAAAGGGACGACCACCACTCTATTATTAATATTAGCACAAACACAACAAAAAGTCAAGACCTTGCGATTTTTTTATTTCTAAATTAACATATCAAAATAGAAAAAAAGCCCTGATTTGGCGATCCGGCTTTTTTCAAAAAGAAATAAAAATCTTAAAAAAAGAACGCAATCTATTTTTTAAGAAAAAACATATTGAAAATCAAAATTCAAGAAAAACCTTGAAAATTTGATCCAAGAAAAATCTTGAAAAAATAAATATATCAAGAACAAAGCTTGAAAAAATAAATATATCAAGAGCAAAGCTCGAAAGATAAATATATCAAGAGTCAAAGCACCTTGAAAATTAAATATGTCAAGATTTTTGTGGCCACTAAAAGCGGCACCCGAAAAGGGGAACGACCTTTTCAAAAAAAATATTACCACAAAAAGTCGAAAAATGTCAAGAGGGAAAAATGATTTTATTTAACAAAGTCTAATTTAACAAAAACTTAATCATAAAAAAAAAAAAAACCCATTGACAATTTCATTCATAGGTAACTAAAATCAAATCAATAGCAAAAAACCTGAAAAAAGCACCTTGAAAACAAAAATATCAATGAATGTATAAAAAATTAAAAAATCAATTAAAACAAAAATGGCTATTTTACCACTTTTAAATCCAAAACCACAAAGGAGAATTAAAGAATCACTAAACATTCCAATAATCCTGCACAGGCGAGTGGTTAGGATCTAAAGAGGATATTAACCTCTTAAAATAAAAAATACAAGGGGGCAAAAGTAATTTTTCGCAAAACCAGCATATTGTTGCAAAAGCACCTAAAAAAATATGTAAAGTATGGTGCAAAACATAAATTTTTGTAAGGAGTATTTATGGATTTATTATATTTAATCAAAAAGGAAGACTCCCTCACTGTTCCTAAATCGCTAATAAGAGCGTTCGGATTTGATGCGGCACTGATGGTAACGACGCTAATTACCGAATATAGCCGCTGGGAAAAAGAAGGCAAGGCGAAAGACGGTTGGATTTATCCAACATCATATGACCTTGAACAAAATTTACTTTATTCTTGGCAAAAACAATGGTCGGTTCTCGAAAAATTAGAAAAAAACGGGATACTAGCCATCATCTCTAAAAAAAGAAAATGGGGAAAAAATTCACGAATCACAGCAACGCGAAAAATAAAAATCAATGAAGACGCACTGAAAAATGTAATTTTTAGGAACGAGGAGTAAACATGGCAATTATTAGAGTCCAAAAGAATAAAAATTATACGGTTATGGCGAATTACCATTTAAGAGAAAAAAATATGAGTTTAAAAGCAAAAGGACTATTGTCCCTTATGCTCTCGCTCCCTGACGAGTGGGACTATTCGATAGCAGGGTTGGTGACATTAAGTAAAGACAACAAAGCAGCGATTAAATCCACACTAAAAGAATTAAAAAGTTTTGGATACTTAAAAATCACTATGTTGAAACCAGACAAAACGAAAAATCGTCCAAGGATCACTTATGTTTATGACGCTTTTGAAACTCCCCTCCCAGAAGAAGAAAGAGAAAACAAAGAGGAAAAAATCGAAAAGTATGGGGTCAAAAAACAGGAGACTGAAAATCGGTCTTCTGTTGATAGAAACCCAGTAAAATCAAGCATTTCAAAAAATTTTTCATCCTCACAGGGGGTCAAAAAACAGGAGACTGAAAAACAGTCGACTGAAAATCAGGCGACTGAAAATCAGCCACAAATAAGTACTAAAGAAATAAGTACTAAAAAAACAAATACTAATATTAAGAAAGAAAGAAAGAAAGAAAGAAAGAAAGAAATTCTTTTTAAAGAAAACGGAAAATACTCACACAACGTGTATACATTGTGTGACCCCGAGTGCCCCCACGCAAACGCGAAAATAAAGTTTAAGAACGAGGAGTAAACATGAGCATTTTAAGATTAATAGCAAACGACAATTTTATCGTTGTAAACAAAAGTCTGATACATCTCTTTGGATTAGAGGAAACTCTAATCCTTGGGGAACTAGTATCTGAATACGAATATTGGAGAAGCCGGGGTGAATTAGAAGGTGGATGGTTTTATTCAACTGTAGAGAATATAGAAAAAAACACCAGCTTGTCGAAACACAAACAAAAAAAAGCGCTCGAAAATCTTCAACAGGCGGGAGTCATATGCTATCAGAGGAAAGGTATGCCAGCCAAGAGATACATTAAGATCAACGAGGATGTTTTAGAGGAGGTTTTACTAGGCAAGAAGGTAAAAAATTTAACTTCAAGTAGTCAAAAAGTGGCCAACAAGAAGTCGAAGTTTTTAACTTCAAGAAGTGAAAAAATTCGCCATCAAGAAGTGAAAGAATTTGACCGAAATAATAATAAAGAGAATAATAATAAAAATAATAAGAAAGAAAGAAAGAAAGAAAGAAAGAATTTTTCTCAACAAGTGGAATCAAATAAAAAAGAAAACTTGGATTTTGAAAAAAACCAAGTCTCGGATTCTGCAGTTAATGGAAAAAAAGTCTCTGACTCAAAAAAGTCAAAGACATTCAACCAGTTAATTGAAGAATACACTCAAAATGAAGAATTAAGACAAGAACTGAAGGAGCACTTGAAAGTGAGAAAATTAAAAAAAGCCGCTCTGACAGATCGAGCGGTAAGATTAAGTTTATCCGAGCTCGACAAAATCGCCGGCGCAGATTACGAAAAAATTCAGATTGTAAGAAATTCAATCATGAATGGATGGACTGGATTTTTTCCATTAAAGAAAGATGAGCACAATAGACTCATGAATTCTTTATCCCAGCACAAGCCCAATTACGATATCGAAGCGTATAAAGCTATGGATATTTTCAGTGATTGGGATCCCGAAGACGACGAAAAGGAGGAAAATTTTAATGAAGATAATGATCTTTTTTAAAACACCCTCGTATTTTGATTCTAAGGGGCACTTTTGACCTCGGCAATATAATTTCACCTTTTGTACCCTTAGCGCCGCTCTACGGGCTTAAAAATGCCCTTAAAACGAATGTCAGGGTGAATCAAAAATGCCAGGTCCAAAAATCGAGTGAAAATCCACTCATGATTGCACTTAGATTATAAAACTATTGGGGGAAATAAAACAAGATGTTGTATTAACAGATTATGGACTTGTTTTTTAGTGGAATATATAATTTAGTGTGTGA